CCGTCAAAGCAGCCCATGCCATGTCAAAGGCACAGCGTCAGTCGGTGTCATGCGCTTCATCATGTCTAACGCTAGACGGATGTTGTTTATAGTATCTTCGCCCTGCTCGGTTGGGTTGATGAGGTGTGCGCTCTCAGCATTTCGTAACTCTTTTATGGTGCGCCTTTGCAAACGCCCCAGTTGTTTGTTGTGCTGTATCGCAGGGACTCGGCGCTCGAATGGTATCTTCGCCTTTGCCTTGGGTGTGTGAGGTATCGCCTCGAACAAGTCAATTACCCGTTGCTTGATGTGCAACGGCACATAGTCAACCCAATGCCCCTGTTCAGGCGTTAGCCCCGATGAGGTCTTGAGAATTGTGAGCCTGTCATATAACTTGTTGAGTACCGCAAGGTAAGCATCCAACGCAACGCCTCGCTCGCTGGATGCCTTGTGACGCATGATAGAGCGCACAATCTTGCGCTCATGTACCAAAGGGCTAATCAGTTCACCCCAATAAAGTTCCATCGTGCGAGCGTGCAATGATGCCTTGCGCCTGTGTTCTTTTTGTTCTTTGATGGTTTGTTTGATTTCTTCGCATACGATTTGAGGTAGATTGCGCTCAAGTAGTTTGTTGTGTATGTCTCGGTCAGATAAGCGCATGAGTGATGAATGTTTGTAAGCCATGAGTATTCCTTTTGAAGTTTGGGATAGGTTGCTATCCCGTTATTGTAACAAATTGAGAGATTGCACGCAAACGGGTTAAAGGAAAGATGCTGTAAGTCATTGATTTATATGGGCGTGGGGGGTTTCTGTCCTACCTAGCCATGTCACTATCCATGATTGCACGCAAAGGGACAGTACTGCGGACACTTTAAGTCGTTGATTTATATGGGCGTATTCGGTTTCTGTCCTGCATATCAGTCTTTTTAAAGTCTTTAGGGGGTCTGGGGAAGTCAACCAAAGAAGCGAAGTTTTCCCAAGTCGGGTGTGCGGGTATGAACATCTCCATATATATATATAATATTTAAAATAGATATATATATAGGACAGAAAATTAGTATGCCTATATAAATCAACAACTTAGAGTGTCTCGGGTGCTGTCCTTTGGCGTGCAATGATGGATAGGTATCCAAAAGCTACACGCCAAAGCGTGCAATGACAGTAAAAAAGCGTGCAATGATGAGAACGGGATAGTTTCCTATCCCACTACTTTGTCGAGCCATTTGTCGAAGGCATCCTCGCCTGTGAGGTTGAGTGTGCCACCGCCGAAGAAACGTAAGTCGATGGTGTATGCGTTGTTGCGTTTGCCCTCGAAGTAGTGATAGACGATGTCGAACGAGCCGACTTGTGGGATGTGCATTGTTCCCATGTCTACGTCTAAGGGATGCACGTTTTGAATTGAAGTTGCTTTCATGATGATTCCTAAGTGAACAGGCAAGATTGCCCCCACAACACACACTTGTGGTATGTGCTGTGAGAACTCTCGATGTGAGGGATTCGTTGGACAGGAAAAAGAATAGCGGTGTGAACAGGAATCCACACCGCTTGTTGAGAATCGGGATAGGAAGCTATCCGATTACTTCATCGCTTTGAGAACAGCGATTGCCGCATTGATTTGAGCTGCCTTATCCTTGCCATCAAACTCATCAATGAACTTAGTTGCCACAGCACGAATGTGTGCAGAGATGCGTTTGGACTTTTTAGGTTCTGTCGCTGTTTCCTCTTTGCGAATCACGTGCTCACTAAACTTAGTGCTACCCGAAAGATATGCGAGTTGATGTTCATGCTTACGCTCTATACGTGTTTGGGATAGGATGCTATCCGCAACCTTATCCGAACAGGCGAGAGCGCCGATGATGAAAGCCCTCATGCAATCTGTACGCATCTGTGTTTGTTGTGCCTTGTCCGCTTTCACGTATGCGATGTGCAAGGGTAAGGTTGATTCTTTAGTGAGTCTGGTTGTTTTGCCTAACTCAAGAAAGATTTGTGTTGCTGTTAATATTTTCATGTTGCTTCTCCAATAAAAAAACCCCGTGAACATACGAGGCGAGATGAACGACTGAGTTCCCCCAATCGCTAAGGCTATTATACCACGAGGGTATTGCTTAGGTACTAGCGTGGCTCGTATATGGGTAGAATCCGAATACTTAAGACCCCACCATACCCCCACCAACCCATATTGGCAGCATGGCAGCGTCATTACATGAACACTATTCCCCAACCATTCTCCATACTTTTGTAATACTTAATAACACATACTCCAAACCCCACCCTTTCAGGTACATGTTCCACGTGAAACTTTGCCACCCCCCATAAAATTTTATAAAAATTTAAAATAACCTTTGTCAAACGATGGACACGCACAATAAAAAAAGCCCCCGACGTTAATCGGGGGCATAAGGATGGGGTTACCATCAAAGGAGAAGCAATGAACAAAGAGTTTTGGCAACTGCTTGCGCACCGTTCCACTTAAGTGTACACTATGTTTATCGCAGGTTCAAGGCTTATGCGCAAATGTTAGAACACTTAATTGATTTCGACCCTGAAGTGGGTGCACACCCCGGCGCAGCCGTCCCCGTTTCTAAAGTAGACGCCACAGATACCATCAACGCAAAAGTGCAAACGGTGGAGTGGCTAACCCAGATGGGCGCAGTCGACACCACCAAGGCAATAACCAACGCAGAAGGTTCAGCCGCACGCGAAGCGTTTACTAACTTCGTAGCAGGTATGCCACCGGATGCCACACAAGGCGCACTCACACAAGTTAGAACCCCTGAAGCGGTAAGACATCTTGTCACGTTGTTATCTGCGTATGACTGGGAGTTTGTTAATCAAGCCAAGGAGTTGCGCGGGTACACCGTTGCTAAATTGGTAGAAGAAACCAAAGACTCTAACGCCAATGTCCGGCTTAAAGCGCTGGCATTACTGGGTAAGGTGACGGAGGTGGCGCTGTTTACGGAACGCATCGAGGTTAAGAAGACAGACTTGACCGATGAGGAGATAGATAAGAAGTTGAAAGACAAGTTGGCAAGATTTATGGATGTGACGGACGTAGAAGACGTCTCAATTATTGACGTAGATGAAACTAAACGACCTGACTCTGACGCCGCGTGAAGCCGCCGCCATCCAAAAAGCCCTGCCAACGATGACGTTGGTGGAGAAAATGGATTTAATGGACACGTTGGATGAGCGCGAGAAGCGTTTGAGCGTCAATAAGTCCCAAAACAGTCTGTTGGCGTTTGCTCACCATGTGTATCCGGGCTTCAAAGAAGGTCCACACCACAGGAAACTGGCAAAAATCTTCCAAGATGTGATTGACGGCAAGAAAAAACGTGTGATTATCAACATTGCACCCCGTATGGGTAAGTCTGAGTTCAGTTCTTACTTGTTTCCTGCGTTCTTTTTAGGTAAGTATCCTAATAAGAAGATAATCATGGGGACGCATACTGCGTCTTTGTCCGAAGACTTTGGTCGTCGTGTTAGAAACTTGATTGATTCGGAGGAATACCATGAGTTATTCCCAAAAACGCAGGTTGCCGCAGACCAAAAAGCAGCCGGTAAGTGGTCGACGAGTGATGGCGGCCAGTATTACGCAGCCGGTGTGGGCGGTGCTCTTGCTGGACGCGGCGCTGACCTATTCGTTATTGATGACCCGCATTCGGAACAAGACGTTAAAGCCAACAGTCGACTAGCGTTTGATACCGCGTGGTCTTGGTTTCAGACAGGACCGCTTCAACGTCTGATGCCGGGCGGGGGCATCATAGTGGTGATGACTCGCTGGGGGTTGTTGGACTTAACGGGCAAACTTATCGACTATCAGGTTAAGAACCCTGACGCGCCAACGTGGGAGATAGTGGAGTTGCCTGCCATATTGCATGAGAACACAGATGATGAGAAGTCCTTGTGGCCTGAGCAGTGGCCACTTGCTTCATTAAAGTCAGCGAAAGCGTCTATCGACCCAAGGTATTGGAACGCGCAGTACATGCAGCAGCCTACCTCAGACACTAGCGCGGTGATTGCGCGTAAGAGTTGGCGGATATGGGAGGCAGAAGACCCACCACCTTGCGACTATGTGATTCAGTCATGGGATACAGCGCATGAGACAAAGACAACATCCGACTACAGCGCATGTACGACTTGGGGTGTGTGGTACAACGAGGAAGAAAACAGTAAAGCACAGTTAATTCTTCTTGACGCATTTAAAGACAGGATGCAGTTCCCTGAACTCAAACAAGTGGCGTTCAAGCATTGGAAAGAGTGGGAGCCTGACGCGTTCATTGTAGAGAAGAAAGCCGCTGGTGGGCCACTTTTACAAGAACTCAGACAGATGGGCATACCCGCGCAGGAGTTTACTCCGAGTCGAGGAAACGATAAGATGGTACGTGTTAACGCTGTGGCAGATTTGTTTACATCAGGAATGGTGTGGGCACCAGACACACGTTGGGCACGAGAAGTGATTGAGGAGATTGCATCTTTCCCAGTTGGTGAGCACGACGACTATGTGGATACGACAACGCAAGCACTTTTGAGATTTAGACAAGGGGGGTTCATCAGTTTGGACACAGACGAGAAAGATGAACCTGTTATTTTTAGGCGTAATCAACACGCATACTATTGAGGAGGACGAATGGACTACAACGTTTTTAACGATATACCAGATGTGGAGTCGATGTTTAAAACATCGCGGGGGTCTACCTATGCTCATATGCCTGACGGCACAACAATAAGAAATCGCAGCGCGGAAAATCACGCCGATACCACTACGGGATTACAACCCGCCTCAACAAAAACTTTATATATGGACCCAAAAGCTACAAACGCAGTTGGTTCGTGGATTCAAGACGAACGCACAGCAACCCGTTTAGTCCCAGAAATAAAAGACGGAAAATTTACGGGGCACGCGCTGGTTCAAATGGCGGAAGACCATGAAATTCCAAAGTCTAAATGGAACCCAGAAGGCAAAGTGTATAAGGCAGGGGAAACGGTCTCCAAAGTCCCCGTTGCATTACAACCTGCTGTTGGGATGCACCCCGTAGAAATTTATGGCAGTTCAGAAAGCCCAAAAGGTAGTAAGGCGCGTAACATTCATTTTGGTAATGCAATCACTGAAATTCTTGAAGGCGGTTTGGGCCGTCAGCCAATTAGGGGTTCTAGCACAGGTTTAGGAGGTCGTAACCTTGGCGCAGGAAATGAAATAAATATGTTAAACCCGTTAAAACTGGCAAAAGGTGGAATGATAGTTAAGCCACTTGTTGGCGGACACAAAACAATTTAAGGACACACATGGCAACCAATATTGACAAAGCACTTTTCCAACAACCCAAAGGTATGGAGGAGTTGGCGCAGGATGAGGAACCGATTGAAATAGAAATCGTTGACCCAGAGGCTGTGCACATTGGTATGGGCGATATGTCAATCGACATTATTCCCGGCGAAGAAGACGAGGGCTTTGACGAGAACTTAGCCGAGGACATGGATGAGAGTGTCATGACGGGCGTGGCTGGAGACTTGGCGGATGATATTGAGAACGATAAAGGCTCACGCAAAGACTGGGAAAAAGCGTACACCGAGGGTTTAAAGTTACTGGGACTCCAATACGAAGAACGCACAGAGCCTTGGAACGGCGCGTCTGGTGTGTTCCACCCCATGATTACAGAAGCCGTGGTGCGGTTTCAGTCAGAAACAATTACTGAACAGTTCCCTGCCCAAGGTCCTGTACGTACAAAAATATTGGGTAAAGAAACAATTGAGAAAAAAGAAGCTGCACAACGTGTTGAAGCGGATATGAACTACGAGTTGACAGAAGTCATGCGGGAGTTCCGCCCTGAACATGAGCGCATGTTGTGGAGTTTGCCTGCCACGGGTTCAGCGTTTAAGAAAGTGTACTACGACCCAAGCCTTGGGCGTCAGGTGTCAATGTTTATACCTGCTGAAGATGTTATCTTGCCATACGGCACAACAGATTTAGATACATGTTACCGACTCACGCATGTGATGCGCAAAACAAAAAACGAGATTATTAAATTACAGCAAGCGGGGTTTTATTGCGACTGTGATTTGCCTGACCCCGATAAGTCACAGACGAGTATTCAAAAAGCCAAGGATAGAGAAACAGGCTTTAGCGATTTGAACGACGACAGATATACGTTATATGAATGCCACGTTGACTTGGACTTGGAGGGGTATAAAGATAAAAACGATGACGACGAAGAAACCGGCATTGCGTTGCCATACGTAGTTACCCTTATAAAAGGAACCAATACAGTTTTGGCAATCCGCCGCAATTGGAAACAAGATGACGAACTTCGACTCAAACGACAACACTTTGTCCACTATCAATACATACCCGGCTTTGGGGCTTATGGATTTGGACTATTCCACCTCATTGGTGGCTTTGCTAAATCGGCAACATCAATCATGCGACAACTCGTTGATGCTGGAACATTGTCCAATTTGCCGGGCGGACTTAAATCGCGTGGTCTCAGAATTAAAGGAGACGATACTCCGATTGCGCCCGGTGAATGGCGAGATGTAGACATTGGCTCTGGAGCGTTGAGAGACAACATTCTTCCGTTGCCCTATAAAGAACCTAGTGCTACATTGTTTCAACTTCTCGGAACTATCGTAGAAGAGGGGAGACGCTTTGCCGCAACGGCGGATATGAAAGTGTCAGATATGTCTGCCAACGCGCCTGTTGGTACGACATTGGCCCTCCTTGAGCGTCAATTAAAAGTAATGAGTGCGGTGCAAGCAAGGCTCCACTATGCGTTCAAACAAGAGTTGGGACTCTTGGCAATTATTATTCGTGACTACACCGAAGACAGTTACGACTATGAGCCAGAAGATGCGCCAGCAAAAGCAAAAGCGTCTGATTACAAACACGTAGACATTATCCCTGTCTCTGACCCCAATGCAGCCACAATGAGCCAGCGGGTTGTGCAGTACCAAGCCGTTATTCAGATGGCGCAGATGGCTCCCGATATTTATGACTTGCCACAACTCCACAGAGGGATGTTGGATGTGCTGGGTATTAAAAATGCGGACAAACTTGTGCCGTTGGAAGAAGACCAAAAACCCAAAGACCCCGTATCTGAGAACATGGCGGCACTTAAACTGGAGCCATTAAAAGCGTTTTTTTACCAAGACCACGAGTCGCATATCAAAGTGCACATGATGGCTATGCAAGACCCTATCGTCATGCAGTTGGTAGGACAAAATCCAAAAGCACCGCAGATACAAGCCGCCATGATGGCTCACGTTGCCGAACACGTTGGTTTTGGCTATCGTCAGAAAATTGAGCAGCAGTTGGGTATGCCTCTGCCCCCAGTAGACGAGAAGATGTCACCGCAAATTGAGATTGAGTTGTCGGGAATGATGGCACAAGCCGCGCAACGCGTACTTCAACAAAGCCAAGCAATGGCGTCTCAACAACAAGCCCAGCAACAGTCGCAAGACCCCTTGCTTCAAATGCAACAGCAAGAGTTACAGCTTAAACAACAAGAGTTGCAACTCAAAGCCCAAGAAATGCAGGGCAAGATGGCTATTGAGAATAAGAAGCTGCAAATCAGCGCTTTGGCTCAAGCCGTTAAAAACAAGACGGAAAAGAATAAAACGCAAATGGGTGCGTTAAACCAAGCGGGGCAACTTAAACGTCAGCGCCAGCAAATGGGTATGGACTTAATAAAACAAGCGGCTCAACAGAGTCATCAGAGCAACCAACAAAAGGAGAAACCACTTAAATGATAAAAGAATTCGCACGCGTATTGCGCGAAAAAATACGTACCGATATGAACAACTACGCCGATGATATTGCTGGCGGTGCATGTCGCAACTTTGAAGAATATCAAAAACTCTGCGGGTTAATCCAAGGTCTGGCTTTAGCAGAGCGTTATCTTCTTGACCTTGCAGAGAAAGTAGAGAATGCCGATGAGTGAATTAACTCTTGAACCCGGTGCTTTTGCACTGCCCAAACCCATCCAGCCAATGGATGCGCCTCCCCCCGAAACAACAGATGAGGAAAAAGCAACACAGTTGCCGCTTCCAACAGGCTACAAACTTTTGTGCAT